CTTTTCAGGTCAACTCTCCCGGCGGCACTGTCCTCGGTACGCCTGAGCTGGCCGACAAGGTGTACAACATCAAGCTGCCGACGATGACCTACGCTCGCGAGCTTATCGCCTCTGGTGCGTATTATGCGTTTTCGCAGGTGCAGGAACTGGTGGCTGCGCCGTCTGCCTATGTCGGTTCGATTGGCGTGATCATGGTGGACGAGTCCTACGCCGAGTACTACAACCAGATTGGCCTGAAGATGGAAATCTTCCGCGCTGGAAAGTACAAGGCGGCCAACGTCGGCGGCGAAGGCTATACCGACGAGATGCGAGCCATGGAGCAGGAACGCATCGACGCCATGCACGAGCAGTTCAAGCAGACTGTGCTGCGTACCCGTTCGTTCGCCGATCGTGCGGACATGGAAGGCCAAGTGTATCCTGGCGCAGTCGCCGCCGAGAAGAACCTCGTCACCGGCTTGGCTAACACATTTGAGGAAGCCCTCGCCATGTTCGAGGGTTCTGATGTTCAGGCCGTCAAGCGTGGCGCTATGGCCGCCAAGAAGTCGGGCAAGTCTGCCAAGGCCATGGTCAAGCCGCTTGCCTCCGAGCTGGAAGACGAAGTGCTCGACCTGCTTACCCCGCGTCAGAAGGAGATGGTTGACGGATACCTTGAGGTCGAAGAACTGTTCGGGCCGTTCGACCAGAGCACCGGACCTGATGGCTCTCACTACGTCGCCGCGTCTCCGTTCGCCTCCGAAGGACTCCTCTGCCAGAACTGCGTGTTCTATCGCGGCCCTCGCGGCTGTGGCATCGTCTCCGGCGATATCGACCCCAACGGCATCTGCAAGCTGTGGGTCATCCCTCAATAACCTTACCCCTACCGCAATAGTATATGACCATCGAAGAACGCGCCAAGGCCGCTGAGGCCGCCGTCCTGTCCCTGACCGCCGAACGCGACGATCTCCGCAAGACTGTCGAGGCTTCGGTCGTTGACGTCTCTGCTGAACTCGAAGCCATCAAGGTCGAAGTCTCCAGTAAGGACGCCAAGCTTGTCGAACTCGAAGCCGCTCTCGCCGAGGCCACCGCCAAGGTCGCCGCCCTGGAGCAGTCCAAGACGACCGCTTCGGTCGAAGCCGCCAACATCCTCGCCGCCTCCGGTGTCGAGCCTGTCGCCGCTCCGGTCGCTCACGCTGCCGAAGGTTCTATCGCCGAGCAGTACGCCGCGATGCCTGCCGGTGCTGAACGCCGCGCCTTCTTCAAGAAGCATAAGGCCCTCCTCTTTTCCTCCAAGTAATTCCTACCCATATAACACACCATGGCTAATACCATCAACAGCGCCCTGATCGTTGACACTGTCAGCGAATACGGCCTCACCAAGCTCGCGAACCGCCTCGCGTCCCTCAGCCACTTCACCACGGATTTCTCCGCTGATGTGAAGCGCCCTGCCGACGTTATCCAGGTCTCGCTTTCCACCGCTGGCAGCACGACTGTCACCAACCCGACGGACTTCTCGACCATCGGTGCTTCCACCCTCGGCGCTTCCGCCGTGGAACTCGCCCACCTGTACCAGCCGTTCGGTCTCTCCTACGGCGATATCCAGAACGGCATCAAGCTCGAGCGCCTCGTGAAGATCAACATGGACAAGCTCGCCGACGCCATCTGGGCCGCCGCTACCGCTCCTATCACTGTCGCCAACTTCGGCGCTGCCACTGTGACCGCCGCTGACTCGGCCATCACCCCTGGCTCTGACAACCTCCGCGCTCTCTGGGCCGGTGTCAACAAGGCCGACCGCAAGGCCCTGATCGTCAACCCGGGCATCTACTCCCAGCTCATCCCGACCTCCACGACCTCCCTTCCCCTTTCCGAAGGTGCTTATGGTTTTGAAGGCGGCGTGCACTACGCTTCCGTCTTCCCGTCTGAGGCGAAATTGGCCGGATTCGCGTGCTCCAGTGAGGCCGTGGCGATGGCCGCTGCCCAGCCTGATTTCTCGGCTACCCAGAACCAGTTCCTCGTCAGCGAGTCGCTCGTTCTCCCGAACCTCGGCCTGAGCATCTTCTACAACGTCTGGGGCGACCCCGCCACTCGTAACCTCGTCGGCTCGTTCGAGCTGATGTTCGGTGCGAACAAGGGCATCACCTCGGGCACGATCGCCTCGGTCTACAACCCGTAATCTGGGCAGACCCCTCAAACAGCCCCCAGAGATGGGGGCTTTTTTGTATCCCCATTTCTAAACCCTATGAGCATCTATCAGTCCTTCCTCCCAGATTTCCAAGAATTGCTAGGCGATATCGGCGTCCCGGCTACTGTCGGCGCTAACCTGTTCCTGGTCGGATTGTCTCGTCCGATGAATACCCCCCGCTTTGAGGCAGGGGGCTTCGTTGACCAGAAGATGTGGACAGTGCGTTTTGCCGCCTCTGCTGCCCCGTGGACGGCTTCTGATGGTCGGGTTGGGGGTCAGGTAGCCACCTTGGCCTCCGGCGTCCCTATTGCAGCCCTGGGCGAAGGGAAGAAGTTCACTGTCAACGGGCAGGTCCTCCGCATCAAGGGCCAGTCCTACAAGCAAACCAGCGCCGTCATCGAGCTAGACTGCATCGACGACAACCAGTAATGGCTAAAGAGCGCCCAGCAATCAAGCCAGCCAGCCGCGCCGAGTTCGTCGCGGCCATGAAGGCATTTGCGGAAGACGCAAACGCTGAACTTGAGATGATTGAGCGTGAACAGGCTAGGCTCATGCTCCGAGACGCAATGACCTTTAGCCCCCCTATGCCAGAGGGCGGCGGTCAGGGCCTGAGTAAATCCGCATGGACAGCCGGTAAACGCAAATTAGCAGCCGATGTGAATCGTATCTTCATTCCGCAGGATAGCCCGACTAGGGGTAAGTCCGTATTCTTACGGCAAATCATTAACGCGGTAAAGTTAGGCAACGGCGCAGCTGGAGGTTTTGGGGCTGAATGGCTTGAGGTATATACCAGCCAAACAGCATCAAAGGTGCGCGGCTTGTCGCCTGTCCTTAAAAAGATTATGCAGGACTCTGACTATCACCGAGCGTTCAAAAAGGCCAGCAACTACCTTAACAAAGCGAACATTAACGGAACTTTACGCCCGATTGCTGGAGTCACTTCTCAGCCCCGGCCTATCCACGATCAGTATAAGAACGCCGTGAACGGACGCTGGAAGCCCGGCCAGCCTATTGGAGGACCTCAATATTACATTGAATCAACTGCTGCACTGAACGCTTACATCGCAACCAGGCAGACTAAGGTCGGCTGGGTAAAGGCTGGCTACGCCGATGCACTGGCTAAAGTACCCAACACTTTTGATAAGAATGGTTCTGGGCGTAACTACGGCGCTTACGATGCCCCATGGGTTGACGCTAACAAGGCTGGTTATGGCACTTATGCGGCCACTAAATCACTCGGCAAAGTCATGTCAGTAATCGGTAACAATATCGGCAACATGGGCGGCATCGCTGATAGTTCCGACGTTAAGAACATCGTCTACGGCAACCGAGTTGCAAATATGCAAATCACCCTGCAACGTCGCAGGGACAAGCTTGTCGCACGCGCCAATCGACGCGGAAACAAATAACACCTTATGGGAACTAAAGCCGTACGTTACGTGGTCGAGTCTGCTGTCTCGACCTACCTGTCAGCCCAACCTGAGCTGGCCGGAGTCAACATCTACAAGGGCGACACCGCAGAGACGGCCTTGCTACCCAAGGCTATCGTCCTGTGCGAGTCGGCTGGACCGCCTAACGACTTTCCGCAGGGCTTCGGCAACTACGACTGCTCGGTAAAGATCACCCTGTTTACCTCTGCCGATGATGAGACCGAGGCCGTACATCGTGCCCGGTGCGCCGCCATCGACGGGGCTATGCAGAACGTCGCCGCGCTCAAGGCCGTCTTCGTGGCTCAAGGTGATGGCCTCTGCTATGACGTCACCGCTAGGCAGGAAAACGAGGGGGTCAACGAACGCTCCTGGGCGTCCCAGATGCCCTTCTCCGTACTGGTTGTGATTAACCCTGTAGGTTAACCTTACCCTTTAAACAATAGTATATGGCCGCAGTAACTATCGGAACCGCCCTAATTTATGGCATCGCAGACAACGTTACCGCGATGGTCATTCAGTCATATTCCTGCGACTCTGGCTTCAACCTAGATATTACCGCGCAGGACAAAGAAGGTCTGACTATCACCCAGCGCCTTGACGATCGTATGAGCGACCTGACTGTTGATGGTATCCTTGAGGAAGGAAGCATCCCAGAACTTGGCGGTACTTTGGAGTTCACGCTCAACGCAAACTCGGCTTACCCTGAAGGCACTGGGACGACCAGCTACTACGGAACGATCGTCAAGGTTTCAGAGAAGGGCAGCTGTAAGGGGTTCGCTACTGTCTCCATCACCTGCAAGGCGTACGAGGGCGCCTGATAGTACCAGCCTTTAAGGGCTGGTCATATAGGAATGGACGCTAGGTTTATCAGGGCCTTCACCTCGCCGGGTGAGACCACGTTGCTAGGCTACCGCATGAAGCCGTTCAGCCTCAAGCACCGGATGGCACTGCACGCCGTAGAGTCTCCATTTGTGACTCCTGGTAAAGCGGTATCGCTATTGGACCTTTTCGTAGCCGTTAAGATTTGCGCCGAGACTTCTATCCGTAGACTCTCCCTGATGGATGTGGTCCGTATGTCTTACATTAAAGCCAAGCCAAGCAGGATTGAAGGATACATCATGGCGTTCCACGAGTATTCCAATGTCGCTAATTGGCCTAAGTTCTGGGACAGGGAAAAGCAAAAGGGTGGCGCATCTGGCGTGCCTTGGATTCTTACAGTCGCTTCCAATCTGATCAGCAAGGGCTGGTCCGAGGAAGATGCCTGGTCTTTGCCGGAGTCTCAGGCCGTCTGGTATCATACCGCCATCTCCATCAACAACGGCAACGACGTGTCTATCATGTCAGAGCAGGATGAGCATATCATGGAAAACTTTAAAGAACTTGCCAAAGAAGCGAAGGCCAAGCCCCGCGTCCGTAGGCCACAAAAAGCACAAAAATGAATCGCGTTGAATGGGAATTATACGGCACGACCAATGCCGACTCTGTAGCGGATAAGACCAACAAAGGTCTTAACGGAATCGAGAAGAACGCCAAGCGCGTTGAAACTGCTTTCTCCCTGTCGGTCTCCTCTATCTTTCTCCGGTTCCTAGGCCCAATGGCCCTGCTTCAGACGGCTATCAACTCCATCACTGAGTCGATGGAAAAGGCCAAACAGCAAAGCGAAGAAGGTTTTAATACCCTTGCAGCTGGAGAGGATAAGTATGCTAGCGCCCAGCAGTCCCGCATGGCTGCCTTCTTCAAGGCGCAAGAGGATGAGGCCAAGGCCAAGGAGTTGAGCGTGGCAGGCCGTAAGGCTGCTACCGAGAAGTTCATGGACGATCGCGGCTTCTGGAAGGGAATCGTTGAGGCCCCAGTTGCAACATTTGCGGCCATTATGAGCCAACTACTCCCTGGCGTAAAGGACGCCACTGAAATGGACTGGGTCCAGCAAGGAGCTGCAGACGATTGGGCAAAGGCTCAAGCCGCCGAGGAAAACAAGATGGATGGAGGGGGCGTTACCGGCACAGCCTATAAATCCCCAGATGGATTTGGAAACGTGATCGGCGTAGGCGCAAACCCGGTGCTTGAGAACATGACGCGACAACTGGAAGAACAACAACGCCAGACAGCCTTGCTTGAAATGATTGCAAGTATGTCCAACGGAGATACAGACTTCACCAAGGGTGAACCATACGTTCCCCCGTACTAATTCCAATTTACAAACATGGCACGCATCGACGTAGGAAATAGTCTATCAGCCCCTCTACTTACCTCTGGCTGGAAGGTGTCAGATGACGGCTACGGCCTCCGTACCTGCCAAGCTACGTACAACGTAGACAACACTGTTGGCATGGATTATAACCGGGGTGAAGATTTCCCAGTAGCTGGCTACGAATACCTTAAACTGCATAAGCAGACTTCCACCTTTGGTGCTGGCGGGATTCAGATTCAGGTCTGCGACTACGTAGGTATCAATCCTGACGTAAACGAGGGACTCTGGACCAACCCACAAGTCAGCTCGTCTAATGGCCTGACCTCTGAAAACATCACGACCAACCCTAACTTCTTTGAATCTGGAGGAGATGGATACGGACCCACGATCGCCGGCAGTGCTGGTTCCTTTACGCAGTCACCGATTGGCCCTCTGGTTGAAATTAAGAATACCGCAGACTACGTCAAGGTAACCACTGGCAATACTGTCGCCCTGGTTAATAAAAAACAGTCATACATCGGCGAGCATGGCGCGTGCTTTGAGTCTGAAAACGGAGGCCGATTCATTGGCTTTGTCGACCCTGCTTTTAAACACTTCTACGGAAAGACAAACTACCTTGCTGCCCAGTCTTCTTTTTCTGGATGTTTCTATACGACTGAAGATACCGAGGTTCAGAATATTCTTTCATACCTTGGGACCACTTCATATGACAACGACTGGGCAGGTGTGCTTCCTATGATTGTACCTGAGTACGCTGGCACGTCTTGGCACGCATCCGCAGAAAACGGAGGCTACGATCAACTCTTACTTGCTCAGGTAAATGTTGAAGATTTTGGCGCGCTTTTTAAGGTAAACTACGAAGTACGCTTCAGCATCCAGGGCTGGCCGGATGAAGTTTACCGCAAGTCTAGCATTATGTAATCGAATGAGCATCATCCAACCCGGCGACGGATATACGTTCAGTGCATCCTCCAACGGGATTACGTTGGATGTCAATAAGCCATGGACGCCTCCGCTTGGCGATGGCCTGTACCTTGGGGTTAAGTTTCCAGAATTGCCTCCATTCCCAGACATCAACGGGCCGGGCGTTCCCAGTTTGCCTGAAAGCGTTATACAACAATTCCAAGTCGAGACCATCGTCGTTGGTGCTACCCAGTACGTCCGCATCGCTCAAGGCGCTGTTAATTTCACGCAGAGTAATATGCCCTTTGTCTACAAGGGAGCGGTCAACGATACGCGACAGGCTTGGATCTACGCGGCGGCGGTTCGCCCTGGCATCACTGCTGTAGACGGCGGCGACCCTAACAGCCCTTGGATGGAGAATGGCGGTTATTATTCGATGCCGTCAAGCGGTACTTACTACGTTACTGTCTCCAAACTGGATATGTCTGGGTCGGCTTCTGTCTCGCCTCTGATGCAGGAGAACGCCCCCTTTGTTTCTATCTTCTCAGAAACCGATCCAATCGCGGAAAAGATTTTCTCTCAGACCGGAGCTTCACAATATCTAAACAAGACGAACGTTCAAAAGATGTCCGGCTATGACGCTGAGTCTACTGGTCTTTCTGGAGATTTCGGCAACTGTCATACGACTTGGTTTCTTCCCGTACACTGGGGATATTCTGTAAAACTGATTGCGGTAATTTCCACGTTTACTCCTGAGATTGTAGCGCCGACGATTGAAGTTCTGCATACTGCAACGGCTACGAGCAACGCAGTCCACCGCGTCACCCTTCCGCCCGACGCCAAGAAGTCTGGAAGTTTCCAGCTTCAATACGCACCTGGCTTTACTACCGATACGACTGATCCGTTTGACCCGTTCAACCCTTTGAACACTGGCAACCTCTCCGGTCAATTCCAGTGGAACCTGGCTAACTCACTTAAGGCCATCAAAGAGCTTAATGGAAGTACCAGCGTAACGGCGTCAGGCCCGGACAAGTTAGATATTACGTATTTCAACAAACTGGCGAATACTGATGTTCCGCTGCCTTCAATCATTAACAACAGTATCGGCGTCCCGACTACTACCTATGAGGTTTCCCAGCAGGTAATCGGTTCAATCGACCTTTCAATTCCGCTTCAATTCATCGGCACTACCCTTATGAATGTGCCCGGTCTAACCGAGGCCGCCGACGATCCTTACAACGAGTATGAGGCCAACGACTGGAACGACATTTCAAACTACCTACAGAAAGACGCGCTTGAAAGCATTGTGCCTAACAACCTTGATTATTATGAACTAGTCGTCGGACCAGGAGATTGGACGGCTGCTGATTACTCTTGGACCTCAGACGGCGGCTGTATCAACGAGGACACCTGCTATCCGTTCAAGGTGCGTCGCAACGGATACGCGACTTCCACTGTCTGGGAGATTTGCCCAGGCATGGTCAACGGACTTATGCCGGACCCGGCTTTCGACACTTTCGAGCTTACCGATGGCTTTGTCTGGCTTCGGCTTTGGAACGACGGAAGCGAGTTTCCGAAGGACGCCGCCTATGGTATTATCGCACAGAACGGCGCAACTGTTCCAGCGGATACAGACACTTACGGCTATATCCCAATCGCCCAGATCACCGGCGACGTGGTCACTCAACTAGTCACCGGCTCGCTGTGGGCTACGCGCATCAAACTCGGCATATCGACGGCTAAATATTATTACGCCCGCGTATAATGGCTAATCCAATAGATAAAACATGGGGCAACCATATTGCCCCTGTCTTGCTTTCTGGATATCCGTTTATTGGTTTAAACAATCGTGAGTACGCAAGCGGGGGTGCTCTTGTATTCGAGACGTCCAACTCGATGACTACAACAGTTCCGGGTGAGTTTTACCAACCTAACGCTGGGGTTGGGATATTGACCTATGATGAAGTCACGGGAGACGGATCGGCTTATTTATTTTTCAACGGCGGACTGGCAGTTGAAGAAAACTTGGAGGCCTTTTACATGGGTAAGCTTGTCACTTTTGATAGCGGAGACTCCGTGACTGTCACAAGCGCCGCTTTTGGTTATGGAGGCCAAGTCTTTAGTTTTACTGGTCGATTCCCGGCCCCTGCTTTAGTTACGGATATTGAAGACATGGACCCCGTTTAAGTGCTATCCCGCCCTTTACCCCTACCTTTTGCACAATAAGTAGCCATGGCGAACACTGCTAACTTCTCGCGGGGAGACTCTTTTGGGTGCACCTGGACGTGGAATCCCGGAGAAGGCGAGCCCGCCGATCTGCTTGGGACGACCATCAGCTCTACCATCCGCGACCACTGCGGCAACGAATACCCGCTAGTCGTTACCCTAGCCGAAGACGGCCTGTCCTTCTCGACCATCTACAACGACGACACATCCGACTGGGGCTTGGGTCAGGCTAATTGGGATATCCGCTTTGTGTTCCCCGGAAGCCCTACCACGCACTCGACCATCTTCCGTGTGATCGTCCTGCAAACCATTACCCAGTCCTGATATGGCTACCATTACCGGCACGTTTAACAGCCTAGTCTCTGGCACTCTTTCTGGCGTCATCGGCACGCCAGGCCCTCAGGGCATCCCTGGCGCTCAAGGCCCGCAAGGCCCTGCTGGCGCAGCTGGTGCTCCCGGCGTCGGCGTTCCTGCTGGCGGGAGTACGGGCCAGTACCTGGTCAAGACGTCTGGACTAGACTTTGCGACTGGCTGGCAGACCCTGTCTCTCTCTGGATACCTGAGCCTCGACGGCGGCTCAATGAACGCCAACGCCGAAATCTATTTTGAGGATGCGGTTCAGGGCCGCGTGGCCTTGGCCTCTGGTTCGGCCTTTGCGGTTTCATCGTCGAGCAACCCTGACCTCGTCTCGAACCTCCTTTACGACCGCGTCTTCGTCAAGAACGCCACCAGCCAGACCACCCTCAAGCCGACGGGCGTCGAGTTTCCTGATCTGACCCTTCAGACCACGGCCTTCCCTGGCTTCTCTGGATACCTGACCATTAGCGCCGCGGCCTCGACCTACCAGACCTTGGCTGGAATGTCTTCGTACCTGACCACGGCAACCGCCGCGTCAACTTACTATCTTCAGACTAATCCGGCGGGATATATCACCAGTTCGGCCTTATCTGGTTATGCTCCTTTGGCGTCTCCGGCTTTTAGCGGCGTTCCGACCGCCCCTTCGGCTGCTCTCGGTACTGACTCCGACCAGATCGCAACTACGGCTTTCGTCCAGGATAGCATCATCGCTGGATCGGCTCACGCTGAAACGCTTCAGGCTTCTGTCCGTAATGAGACGGGTTCGACCCTTGCCGCGTTTACTGTGGTCTACATTACCGGGGCTTCTGGCAACAAGGCCACAGTCTCGAAGGCCCAGGCTAATTCTGAGACCACGTCCTCAGGCACGTTCGCCATCCTTGAGACCGCCATCCCGAACAACCAGAACGGCGTCGCCATTGTCGCTGGTGTCCTCTCCGGCCAGAACACCTTGGCGTTTGCCGAAGGCGCTCAACTCTGGCTTTCCCCTTCCGTCGCTGGTGGCGTCACCTCGACCAAGCCATCTGCACCCGATAACGCTGTATTCATCGGCGTCGTCACTCGCGTTCACGCTAACCAAGGAACTGTCGAGGTCCGCATCCAGAACGGCTACGAGCTCCAAGAGCTCCATAACGTAAGCATCACTTCCGTCGCCAATGGCGATCTGCTGGCCTACGACTCGGCAACTACCCTATGGAAGAATAAATCAGCAAGCACGCTTGGCCTCGAGACCTCTGCGCACGCGGCCTCGACCTATTACCTCCAGACCAACCCGGACGGCTTCATCGGTGACGCCCCTTCCGACGGCTCTCAGTACGCACGCCAAGACGGCGCGTGGGAAGTCGTTTCCGGCGGCGGCGGCGGTATCCCTGACGCCCCGCTGGATAATTACCTTTACGGACGCATTAATGGGATGTGGTATCGTGTTCCAGGATTCACTCCGTTCTCTCAGATTGCTACGCATTTCAGCAGCGTCGCAGGTTGGGCCGTGTATGGCGGAAATGTCTACCTCTCTCCGTCTGGCGTAGTCTCCGTAGACACGGCTTCTACTGTGACTGGAATCGCCATCTATCTCGGCGATACATCCACCTCGACCATCGACCTTTCTCCGTTGTCTGGAATGACGGGCCAGATTTCCTTGAATACCCTGACGTCGATGACGGCCACGCCGACGCTGCCTTCGGGTGGGTTTAACAACCTGTATATCAATAACTGTGCGTTCAACGCTCTGCCCGCGCTCGATTCCTATACGTCACTAACGGTTCTTACTGTCTCTTCTTGCCCGAACCTGACGTCGATTCCTAACGTCAGCTCTTATTTCTCTGGTCAGATTGACATTAATAGTTGCCCGATCACGTCGATTCCTTCCATCGGATTGGCTACTTATGTGGCCTTCCAGAATACCGCCATCACTTCTGGCCCTTATCTTGGATCGAACGACTCGCTGAACTCTGGTACAGTAAGTGGCAACGCCCTGATGGTTACTGCTCCCTCGTTTTACGGAGCAAACGTGCTAGGAACGGCCTATGTCAATAGCAACGTATCCATGACCGGCGCTCCGAGTTTCTACTATTGTGCCATGATGAGCACTGTCGAGGTAAGCAACAATGCGGTCATGGCTTCGTTCCCTGACTTCACGGGATGTTCAAACCTTGGTTATGTCAACATCAGCAACAATGCTTCGATGTCGGCGAGTCCCTCCATCCCGTTCAGCGCAAACCTCTATCACGTCAACCTGTCGAACAATCCGCTGATGTCGAGCACTCCAAGCCTGGGCGGCTTCCCTAACCTGACGCACATCAATTTAAGCGGATGCAACATCGACGCATCGAGCTTGGACGGCTTTGGTTCATCCATTTATTCCACTGTTTCTGCGTATGGCATTTATGGTGGTTATATGAACATCTCCGGAGGCACAAATGGTGCTTTTGATTCCACTTCTCTTCCGAGCTGGATCGGCGATCTTCAGTCATACTACTCTTGGACCATCGTTTATAACTCTTACTAAGCCATGACCCGTTACATTTTCATTCCTGATATCAAGGCCGGTAAGCAAGTTCTCGACGGCATGCGCGGCAACCTGATCACTTTTGAAGACCAGAAGGTCGCCATCGCCACCAAGCTGCCCATCCTCACGGCCAAGCCAGCCGTGACCGACTACGTCGAACCCAAGCCCCTCAAATGACCACCCATATCCTCGCCCTACTGGTCGGCCTTGTGGCCGGAGCGCTCATCATGCGAAAGCATAAGGCCGCCTCCGACTCCATCGAAGCCCGAGGCCGTCAGCTGCTCGACGCCCTCAAGGGAAAGTAAGGTCATGCGTTCGCTCCTGGTCATCGCCCTCCTGATGGCCGGATGCGCCGCATCTAAGCCGCCCTTGCCAGTCCAGCCCGACGCCCCGACCTCCGAGGCCGTCGTCACGACCATCGGAAAAGAGTGGGACAAGGCCGACCAGAAGGTGGCCGCCGCGATCAGCATCGCCCGCGAGAACGCCGACAAGCCCGCCGTGGTCCGTGGCGAGACCGCCGTGGCCCTTTCGTTTCTCCCTGAGCCTGAAGCCGGAGAGCTCGCCCTAGCCAGGGCACGAGCCGCCAAGCCCGAAGACCAAAAGGCTTACGGAGACGCCGTCGCCTACGGGAAGAAACTCCTCGCCAGCATCGACGCCAACTGGGCCAAGGTCGAAGCCGACCAGAAGGAAGCCCTCCGCGTCTCTCAGCTGAAGGACCGCCGCATCGAGGAACTGACCGCCGAGGTCGAGCGCGTCAAAAAGGACATGGCCTCCCAGATGTGGACCATGGCCGCCGTCGGAACTGCCGTCATCGGTGCGCTCGCCATGGCGTTTGCCGGTCCTAAGATTGGCATCAGCCTGCTGGCCTCGGCTGCGGCAATCGGGGCGTTCCCGTTCGTGGTCGAGTCTGAGTACTTTGGCATCATCGTCGGGACGACCCTAGCCCTAGCCGCGTGCCTTGGCATCTACTGGCTGTGGGATCGGGTTCGCGACAGCGCCAACAAATCCGATGAGCAGTCCCCGCCCCAAGTCTGACCCGCCTGCCGTCCAGTACGGCGAGCCGCACTTTACCTTCCGCGTCTTGGGCAAGGCTAGGCCGACGCACAAGCCCAAGTGCCCTACCCCGTTCGGCTACTGCTGGAAGGGCTATGGGGATATACACGTAGACCCAAGGCAGTCGGAGGAGGAGATGATTGACACAGTCGTGCATGAGCTTGTCCACGATGCCATGCCCTATCTGGACGAAGAAGCCGTAGAGAAAGCCGCCAACAGGATTGCCTCAGCCATGTGGAATCTTGGCTATCGCCGGACCATCATCCAATGAGCCCTCCCCCTCCCATCGACCCGGAGTCCATGCCGAAGGAACTGCGTGACGGCGTGCTGGCCTCAGTGATCGGCGGCCTGAGCATGGCGGCGAGACTTTTGCTGAGTACGGAGAAGCAGACCTGGGGATGGGCGGCACGCCGCGTCATCGCCGCATCTATCGCGGCCGTCCTAGCCAATTACGCACTGACCGATTATATCGTTTCCAGCAGTCTGAGGACCGCCGCAGTAGGCGGGTTGGCTTACGCAAGTCCGGAGGCGCTCGACGCCCTGCTACGCTGGATTAAAGCCCGAGCCGAGCGTGAGGTAGAGAAGGTGTCCAAGCCCAAGTCCAATGCCAAAGCCAAGCGAGCCAAGCGCAAGTGATGACAACCTGCTCCTGGTTGTCATCCTGCTGACGGCCTTCGCTGGTCTGACTGCGGTCGTCTCGGCGTGGACGGCTGGCTTTGTCCTCGACCAGCTGCAGAGCACCGACGCCCTGGTTATGCTTGTGACCGACTCCGGTATCAAATCAGACTCAAAAACCCTAGAGGCCAACCTCTCCTCGGCTACCTTAGCCCTCCAGTCCGTCCGAGACCTAGGGCTGGCCCTGTCATTTGGATGCCTTGGCGTGGCCGTGGCGGCGGGTTTCAGGGTCTGGCGGGGTAGACAGTCGGCCTAGGCCCTACCCCCACCTCCTAGGGCTTCCTAGGCATCTGACCATCGGGGCTTGACGGCTACCCTATGGCCGGGCATACCTTGCCGTATCCCGCACAACATGAGCTCATCCTCCGACCCGAACGCCGACCTGTACGCGTTCATCTTTAACATGATTGAATCCCAGGACCACTTCAAGGTCGGTCCGCGCAAGGAGGCGAAAGCCCCCTTGTCTCAGGCCATGCTGGCCCGCCCCTACAAGGGCATCCTCCCTGAGTCCTACGCAGTTGAGCCGAAGATTGACGGCGTCCGCGTGATCGTGGAAGTCTGCCGCGAGACGCTGGTCGTGGCGATGAAGACCCGCAACGGCAACCCGCTTAACTCCCTACTTCACCTCGGCGAGTGGTTTGCCCAGACCGCCAGCAAGCACGGCGTCTACACCTTCGACTGCGAAGCCGTCACCTCTGCCGACTTTTATAACTCGGTTGGTGCTATCCGGTCCGAAGAACCCGCCGACGATGCCCGCCTCTGGCTGCTCGACCTGCCCGACCATGTCGGCACTTACGCCGAACGCCGCGCCCTGATGGCTCGCTTTACTTACTCTTACGCCATCGAGGCCGTGCCGTCCTTCATGGGCGTCTCCCCTACCGATGCCTTCCGTCGCTTCGTCTCGCAGGGTTTCGAGGGTGCGATGATTAAGGACCTGACCGCCCCCTACTCTCCGGGCAAGCGCTCGAACGCATGGCTCAAGGTCAAGGCCGTCGATACCGAGGACTGCCCGATCGTCTCCGTCCATGAGGGCCAAGGCCGTCTGGCTGGTACGATGGGCCACGTGGTCGTCGAGAACAATGGCTGCCTAGTCCGCGTCGGCGGTGGCTTCACCGACGAACAGCGCCGCACAATCTGGGAGTCCCGTGATACTGTCATCGGCTCGTGGCTTGAGGTATCCTTCCAGTCGAACACCCCGAGCGGTTCGATGCGTCACCCTCGTATCCGTGGCGACAAGTAATTTCCCCCGCACATGAATAATAAAGAATACCACGCCAGCCCGGCGGTCTCGAACTCGAAGCTCTCCCGCTTCCTCGAGTCCCCGCGTCTGATGAACACGCCCCGCAAGAAGACCCCCTCACTCCGCTGGGGTTCGCTCGTCCACACCATCATCCTCGAACCTCAGCTCATCGGCGACGAATGGGCCGTGATGCCCGAGGGCCTCGACAAGGGCAAAGGCGCTAAGGCCCGCGAGGAGGAGTTCCTCCTGGCTAACGAAGGCAAGGAGATCGTGAGCCATGACGAGTTCACTCAACTGAGCGCCATCGCCGCCGCCGTCCAGAACGACGACGAGGCAGCCGCCCTGCTCTCCGGGGAAGGAGTCAACGAGTCTTCCTACTTCTGGAAGGACGCCATCACCGGCATCGATATGCGCTGCCGACCTGACCGCTACCGCGACGACGGCCTGCTCGTAGACGTCAAGACGACCCCCAGCGTAGAGCACTATGCCTTCCGTCGCTCGGTCTGGGACTTTGGCTATGATCGCCAGAGTGCGCTTTATACCGACGGCATCGAAGCCATGACCGGACGCCGCCCCCGTGGCTTTGCGTTCATCGCCATCGAGGGCAAGGACGCCCCCGAAATCTTCGTCCAGGTATTCGTGATGACCGAGGCCGATATCGAGATTGGCCGCAAGCGTTACCGCAAGGCGCTCGACCTAATGGATCAGTACAACAAGACCTTCGGACCTTACCCAGAGAAGTGGCCGCACAAGACCGGACCGGGCGTCATCGAAGTGGACCTGTCCAAGTTCAACGTCTAACCTTTAACACCATGAGCAATACACCCGCACTCCCCCCTAAGAACACCATCGAGCTTGTCCGCTCCGCAGGACTCCAAGAGCAGGTCGCCAAGGCCCTGCCCAACGCCGACGACGCGAGCCGCTTCATGCGCTGCGTCATCACCGCGTGCAACAAGAACCCGAAGCTGTGGGACTGCACCCCTTCCAGCGTGGCATCTGTTATCCTGCAAGCCGCCCAGTGGGGACTGATGCCGGACGGCCATCATGCCCACCTCATCCCCTACGGCAACGACGCCACCCTTCAGTTCGACTACAAGGGTATCCTCGCGCTGGTCATGCGCTCGGGCGAAGTGGCCCATATCCACGCCGACATTGTCTGCCAGAATGACAAGTACCGCTTCAACCTGGGCAAGGTCGAGGAGCACGTCGTGGACCTGTCCAAGGATCGCGGCGAAGCCTACGCGGTCTACGCCATGGTCCGCTTCAAGGACGGCGAGACTGCCGCCATCCAGATGAGCAAGGCCGAGGTCGAGGCCATCCGCAAGGCCAGCCGCTCCGGCTCGTCCGGCCCTTGGGCGACCTACCCCATGGAGATGTGGAAGAAGACCGCGTTTAAGCGCCTTGCCAAGTGGCTGCCCCGTTTGCCGCGTGACGTGCAGGAAGCCATCCGTAAGGACAATGAGGCCGAGTACGGACAGCGCACTGTTGAGGGCGTCGCCGTCCAGCCCGCAGCTGAGGCCGTGAAGGACCTGGTCAAGAAGGCCAAGGCCACCGAACCGACCGAGCCCGCCGCGACCGAAGACGACCCTATCGACATTTAGGCTGACGCAGGAGTGCCGTGTAGCCGGGCCGATCTCCGTGAGGGGGTCGGCCTTATAGTTTGCTTAGGTGCAGATGCGGGTTGAGAAAGTCACCCCATGAAGCACGTGATTATCCCAATCGCCGGATTCGCAAGGGCAGGCAAAGACACGTTGGCTGACGCCATCTTCGACCAGTTGGAACAAGACGAGCCTGAGTATTCGGCCATCGTGCTGAAGTTCGCCGACGCGCTGAAGCAGTCCCTGCAAGAAGCGCTCGATGAGGCTGGCGTAGCCATCGACGTCTTCACCGAGGACACCGGGAAGAAGGCCGCCCTCCGTCCTTTGCTGGTAAACTTCGGCGAGTACTGCCGAGCGCAGAATCCTGACGTCTGGGTGAACAAGGTCATCGGTCACATCAACACCTGGGCAGACGAGACCACCGCTGACGCTGGCTCGACCGGCTCAGTCGTCCTCATCCCGGACCTTCGCTATTGCAACGAGTACGAGAAACTTGAAGCCCTCTGCATCAAGCGCGGCTGGGAGTTCGTCCCGATCTACATCGAGCGCCAGGGAAACCTGCCAGCCAACAACGCCGAGCTAGAGTCCATCGGCCTGATGGCAGCGCATGGCTACTTCCGCAAGGGAAACGCCTTGCAGGTATGCTTCCCTGATAACTCGGTGCAGGACATCGAGCAGTGGGCCAAGAAGTTCACCCAGTCGATGAGCCTATACCGATGAGCAATATCACCCGGAAGTGGAAGCGGTTCGCCGTAGTGTCCTGTTCGCACGGGCACTTCATCGACCCTGCCGCCCAGAAGGCCGTGACTGATTTCGTCAAGGCGTTCAAGCCGCACCGCTTCGACCATGCCGGGGATTATACAGACCTCTCCCCTCTGATGGGTGGAGGCAAGGGTGACGGCGACCCGCTCGCCCCTGACGTCGAGGAGGGCTTGGCTTTCCTTGAGCAGTTGAAAGCCTACAAGGACCTAGAGCTAGTGGTCCATGACGGCAACCATGAGGCACGGCTGTTCCGACTGGCTCAGTCCACCAACGAAGTCGTCTCCGAGTGCGCGCGTCTCCTAATCGTGCAGATTCAGCAGCACTGCCAGAAACTCAAAGCCAAGCAAATCCCGTACCGGGGAATCTGGGAAGGCTCGCGCATCGGCAACGGCCTGATCACGCACGGCTCGATTTACAACGAGTCGGCCTGCCGTGACATGGCCGAGATGTACTGCAAGGGCGGCGTCTCGGTGGTCATCTTCGGGCATACCCATTCCCCTGGCATCGCCAAGGGCCGCCGCGACGATGCTCCCACCGGCATCAACGTCGGCACGCTCACGCGCATGGCTTGCATGGACTACGCCAACGGGCGCAGGAAAACATTTTCGTGGGGTCAGGCCATCTGTTTCGGGGAGTACGCCGACGACCTGATCGTGCCGACCCTGTACGTCCACCCGCAGGAACTGGCCGGGCAACCTTGGCGCATCAACGTATGAACAAGGGCATCGGCAATCTGCTGGCCGTCCTGATGAAGGAGCTAGGCCCGAGCGTACGCGATAGCGGTCGTGACTACGCCGTTCCAGAGGGCTGGTTCTCGGTGGACGATATCCGCGTAGAGCTGCGCATGGCTCATACCCGCAACGCTTCGACCAGGGCATACGACCTGTTCCGCAGGGGTATGCTCGAACGCCAGCCTCATCGGTTCAAGGCGGCCACCGGGCAGTGCAACATGGCTTACATCTACCGCCCCCTCAAGCCGTACCGATCCATCAAGGAAGCATCTGAGCGCCTGTTCGACCATCGGGCCGACAAGATTCCCAAGGGCTGGATAAGGGTCGTGGACTACGCCAACGAGATAAACATCTCGGACGTCGCCATCAGGGGACGCATCGCCCGCGCCGGCCTGAAACCGAAGTACTGGAAGACGCCGCGTGGCATCATCGGCTTGCACCTCAACGCTTTCTACAAGAAGTCGGAGTTAGACGGCCTGTATCGCAAACGCTAAGGGCCACCCTTGCGGATGGCCCGAAGCCCGGACTGCCCTCTTGCGATCCCGCACAAGTGTTTGTGCCGGGCCTCGCCTGTTACCTTGAGACGGCAGGGCGTTTTGGCAAGCCCCAAGCCAACGTGTTGACCTGCCGCGCCTTGTCGAACTTGACGCGGGGAACATACGCCCAGCTGAACCCATAGCGCTCGAATCCAGTCCAGCCAAGATTCCAAGCCAGCCAGATTTCGCCGGGGAACGGCTGACGGCCCACCTGCTTGGCGAGCCGAACCTTGAGCACAGTCAGCCAGGTGCGGGCGTACTCGCGCGCTCTGATCGGGGCTTTGGCATCTGAGTACGGGTAGACCGGAAGGCCAGCCTTCAGCCGGATAGCCGAGCAATCGCGCCATGCCACGGCGTGCCACTGGAGGCAGCCCTTGGCTAGACCGCCATCCCCGTCAGGGGTTTTAGACCCACGGCCTGATGACTCGACCTGTTCCACGGCTTGGACCATGGTCTCAGGAACGGCTTCAGAGGCGAGCAGGGCGGCTGATAGGGCTAGGACTAGGGTCATAGGGTCGGGCGGCCTCTACGGGCCACGCAGGGGGTCAAATCGAGGCGGTAATAGACCGAGTACAGGGTGCGCCTAGACACCCCGCTGGTTTCTGCCAGCTGCGGGACTGTCATTCCCTGGGCATGGGCGGCTAGGACGAGGTCCTTGACCATCCCCTTGACGCGGCGCTGACGGCAGACCGGCAGACCGAGGTGCTTGATAACCCAGCGGACCGAGCGGACGTTGCACCCGGTAAGTTCTGCCACCTGATCGGCGGTAAGCTGAGGGCTGGCGGTCGCGGCCACGGCGTCCTTGACCGAGCCGTACTTGGTACGTTTAGCCATTGGGGTGATTGCTTACGCCAGCCTGTTCGGTCAGGACTTCGCGGATTAGTTCCTTCAGGACGTGAGTAGCCATCGCCTTGAACGCGTCGCGCTGGAGTTCGACCTCGGCAAGTCGTAGACGGAGTCTGGTGATTTCATCGTAGTCGGTCATTTGGATTTCAGTTTAGGGAGTTTGCGGTATTGGCGGTAGGAGTGGATGGAGTCAGCCGATACGCGGAAACGCTCGGCGGCTTCGGTGTAGGTCGAGCCGTTGGCCTGTGCCCAGTGGTAAGCCTCACGGCCTATCTCGCTGGCGAGTTTGCCGTTCTTGGGCTTCTTGCCCCTAGGCTCGACGGGCTTGCGTGTTGAGGTAGGCCAGCACCCGAGGGCCTTGAGCAGCGCCCGCGTCTCATCGGCTTTCATGTAGTGCTCCTGAAGGGCGGCCTCCCGGATAGGGATATGCTTATCAATCAGGTTATGCATCGCGCTGATGGCCGATGAGTGGGAGTTGTACGGCGTGGTCATTTGCGGGACGGCTTCCATGCGTTCAGACTGAAGAGGTATTCCCAGCGCTGACGATCGGAGAGGCGACGTAGGTCGGTCTTGCGCTCCTCCAGTTCGGTCTGGAGCTTCAGCCCTGGTCGTGCCCGGACCTGCTTAGGAGTCGGGCGGGTCACGGCTGCTTGCCCTCCTTGGCGGCATTCCAGCGTTGACGGCAATCAAGCATCCCGTTGGTCGTGCCATCCTGATGTTTCAGATAAGCATCCATCGCATCTCCGGCTTTAATCAACGCGACAACTTGTGCCTTGAGCTCCTTGCACAACTTTTCAAAGGACTCGCGTTGTTTATATTGCACCTCTTCGTGCTTATCAAGAATGGTCGTGAATCTGAGAAGCTTCTCATAATCTGACAGCAAGATCAGGATGCCTTTTTCATCTGTTCTCACGACTCCTTCACCGGCGGCCGTGTGGCGCTTGGGCTGTTTCAATTCTTTGTCCATACACAGGTTTTCAATTAGGGTTTTTTCGTTGGTCATTTGGTTATTGGGTAAAGTTTGCTGATTGCTCAAGACTGGCTATTGCCCTTTTTAGAGGCAAGACACTTTGCCTTGAACCATTCGTCAGCGAGAGCGTATCCAGAGATAATGATTCCTCCATCCTTCAATGTGGAAGCCATCGCATCCCCGGCCTTGGTCAGCCGCTCGACCTGTGCCTCTGCCTTGTTTCGCTCATCAATCGTTTCGGCTTGAAGCCAGGTCAGACGCTTAACCTCGTCCTTGAGTTTCTTGCGGTCATCTTTGCCAAGTTCGGCGGCGTAGAGGTAAGCCGTCAACGGGTCTGGCTGTGACTTCAATTCCTCGACTTCCGCTTTGAGTCTGGCGTTCTCTTCCCTCAGCTTTGCGATCTCGGCGTCACAAGCCGCGACAGCCTGGTCGGCGATGTGCAGGGGTATCATCCGCGTGCGGTCGATGTCGCTCATAGCACGTTGAACCAAGCCCTCCCCGCGTTGATGCCGAACTTGATGGTGCACCCTGCGCAGTGCTGCTTGGCGGCGTGTGCGGCTTCGGCCAGCATCTCCTTCGCCTTGGCTACCGACAGGTCCTTCGTGTAGATCAGGCGGTTGATGTGCTCGACCTCGGTCGCCATGTGCCGGGTCGCTTGCTGGTGGTGGGTGAGGTTCATTTGGAGTTAAGTTCGGTGACGCGGGCGATGGCCTTGGCCGGGTCGGACGTAAAGACGAAGTCCTTGCTCGGGCCGTCGTATAGGAATGACTTACCGCGTAATGGAATATAGGGTTTGCCCCTGTTCAGTTCTGGATCAGTGTCATGGAAGTAGTACTTTACGCCGTTGGCGTCTTCTTTAGGCACAATCTGCCAGCGCGGGCGGGTCGTGTACGCGCCGCGTAGCAGGTCGTCCTGCCTGTCGGACAGGGCCTTGAGGGCCACGGCGTTCTTGTGCAGCTGACGGGCGTAGGACCAGGGGAACAGCCACCAGAGCGGCGGGAGGGAGTCGGGTTTGATGGTGAGCATGGCGGGATGGTGGGAGAGTGGGTCAGGCATTAGCGGTAGGAAGGTCAAAGATTTGCTGGCAGAGGCTGACGACTTCGGCTTCGGACTGATAGCCGATGACGTCACTGGTGATGGGCGTATCGTAGCAAGGGCCGCTGTCTGTCATTACTGCAACCTCCCATAGCCCTTCTTCGTAGCCGTACGAACCGTCGAAACGGACGATGCTAGCTCCGTATCCGTTAGGAAACATAAGCCTGACGCAATCACCACCCATGCGGTGCTCTACCATCAGGTTTCTGATTTCCTCAAATGATTTAGGAGGCGTGGACAGTGCGTTTTTGTAGGGCATGGTCTTACTGCGCGGCCTCCCATGCAACGACCTTGGCCTCGGCATCGGTCTTCCATGCGCTGCGGAACTCCACGACCATGTCGTAAGCCGTGAACAGGGAAGCAATCCGCTTCTTGCCGATCAGGGGAGCGAAGTCGCCAGAGGTCGGAGCGTGGTCGATGCGGTCGAGTTCCATCTTACGGCCAAACAGTATGCCGTATAGCTCGTAAGAGGCTTTCGCCCCAGCGGTGGCTCGGTGCTTAAGGATCAGTTCTTTGCAGGCTTCCAGACGTCCTGAGTCGTCGATTGCTAAAGGTTTCATGTTCATGTGCGGGAGATTAGTCGCGGCGCTTAGCCATGTAGGTGACGGACATTTCGCCAGCGGCATCGCTGAAGGTCACGTCGAGCGTGATGCGTCCCAAGGTGATGCCGAAGAAGATAGCCCCGCCGTCACAGGACACGCCCGGGGTGGACTTGAACTCGGCGATGGCTTGCTTGACGTAGTCGATCACTTCTTCCTGCGGCTTGCCAGCATCCTTCATCTGCTGTGCGCCGTCGATGTTCTCCAGCAGGTTGACCAGGGCGTTGCGTCCGAGGTCGTCGCGGTGACGCGGTTGGGGTGCAGGGGTGGTAGGTTTCTTGCTCATGGGATTAGAAGCGGTTGAGGATTTCCAAGATGCCCGGGAACTCCGGGTCTAGGAAAGTGGCGATGGCGTACGCGGCGAGCGTGGCCCAGAATAGGATGGCTAGTAGTTTCATGTGCGGGATTGCTCGGTTACACTGACCGCAGGACTTTCGCCGTAAAGCACAAAGCGTTATAATTCTCGCAACGGATTGGAATGACCCTAGCGTGCTGGTCTCCCGCACGTGTTCGACCTTCGTTCCTATCAGCAAGCCGCCGTTGACCAGGTGCGCGACTCCTTCCGGGCAGGCCGTCGGCGTCCCCTATTGGTCGCCCCTACTGGCTCAGGCAAGACAGTCATGTTTTCCTTTATCACGGCCTCAGCTGCGGCCAAGGGCAACCGAACGCTCATCCTCGTCCACCGCGCAGAACTGCTGGAGCAGTGCCACCGCTCGCTTGCGTCGATGGACGTGCCTCATGGGCTCATCGCCGCAGGGCTTACCCCTGAGCGCCATCAGCTGACGCAGGTCGCATCGGTGCAGACTCTCGTCCGTAGGTTCGACCGCGTCGTGCCGCCCGACCTCATCGTCATCGACGAAGCACATCACGCTACCGCAGGCGCTTGGGCCTCCGTTATCGCTCAGTACCCAGAAGCCCGCGTGCTCGGCGTCACCGCGACACCGGCACGGCTCGACGGCAAGGGCCTCGGGCAAGTGTTCGACGACCTGATACGTGGGCCGGAGGTCGCCGACCTCATCGAGCAGGGATTCCTCGCTCGCCCGATCTACTTCGCACCCAAGACAGTCAGCATGGACGGCGTGCGTACGACCGCAGGTGACTTCAACCGCGCCGACATAGCCGAGCGCATGGACCGCCCGACCATCACCGGCGACGCGGTCACCCACTACCGCAAGTACTGCGACGGGCATCCTTGCATCGTATTCTGTACAGGAATAAAGCACGCCGAGCACGTGGCCGCCGCCTTCAACGCCGAGGGCTACCGCTTCAAGGTCATCGACGGCACACTATCCAAAGAGGAGCGCGCGCGCCGCGTCCTCGACCTATCCTCTGGCACGCTCCAGGGGCTGGTCTCCGTAGATATCGTCTCCGAGGGCTTCGACCTACCCTGCGTATCGACGGCTATCCTGCTCAGGCCGACCGCATCCCTGTCCCTGCACCTCCAGCAGATCGGCAGAGTGCTCCGTCCGTCACCGGGCAAGCAGCGCGCCGTCATCCTAGACCACGTGGGCAACTGCCGACGACACGGCCTAGCCGAGGAGGTCCGCGAGTGGTCGCTCGACGGCATCCGCAAGCGAGCCAAGCGCGGCCAGCAGGACGACGTCCAGAGCACACGCCAGTGCCCGCAGTGCTTCGCCGTGCATACCCCCTCCCCGCAGTGTCCGCAGTGCTTGCACGTCTACGAAATCAAGGACCGCATCCCTGATGTGGTCGATGGCGAGCTAGAGGAACTGAAAGCCCGCGAGGCCGTCCGAAGCCGCAAGCGAGAGCAGGGCACGGCTCAGACCCTCGAAGACCTTATCAAGGTCGGCAAGGCTCGCGGCATGAAGAACCCCTACGGCTGGGCGCACAACGTGTTCAAGGCACGCCAGCGTAAATGAGCGAGGCCGCCATCCAGCAGTCCGTCAGGCTCGCCCTAGGGCAACACCCCGCCGTCAGGATGTTCCGTAATAACTCCGGCGCATACAAAGACCCACGCTCAGGCCGCGTCATCCGCTACGGCCTAGCCACCGGGTCGGCTGACCTGATCGGCTGGCAGACTGTGACCATCACCCCGGACATGGTGGGCCAGACGTTCGCCCGCTTCGTGTCGGTCGAGGTCAAAGCCCCTAAGGGCCGCCTGACCCCTGAGCAGGAGACCTGGCGGGCCGCAGTCCTCAAGGCCGGGGGCATCGCGGTCGTGGCCCGTTCCGTGGAGGATGTCAGGTTCCTGCTTGCGGACTGAGCCAAGGCTGGGCACAGTAAACACATAACGGATAGGGCCTCTGCGAAAGTACGCCCTGTTCTTCTTTGATTTTGGGTGACAATCGATGCGGAACGTGGTCGCTCCTTGAGGGCGAAGATACTCCGTCCTTGGTCGTTAAGTCGGTAATGAGGGCTAACGCCCGATTCCAAGGCACCCATTCATTTTCCCGCTTGCCGTCCGTGCGTCGTGGCGACACCTTGGGCCATCCCGCACCCTATGACTTCCCGTCTCGACTTCGCCGCCGTCAATTCTGCCGCGCTCGGCTCACTTGAATCCCTCTGCTGTGAGTGGTTTCCCGCTGGCAAGAAAGACGGCCACGAGTTCAAGGTCGGCTCAGTCCGTGGTGAGCCCGGCTCTAGCCTCTCTATCAACCTGACCACGGGCAAGTGGTGCGACTTCGCCGGAGACGATAAGGGCTCTGACCCAATCAGCCTCCTCGCCGCCATCAAAGGCTGCAAGCAAGGCGAAGCCGCCCGCGAACTGAGCGAGCGCCTCAACCTCGGCAACCTCACCGCCACCGCACCTCGCGCCGAGTACGAAGCCAAGCCCGGTGCGGCCTCTGAGTGGGAAGCCCTTCCCCATGCTCCTGACGGCTCGCATGAGCCTGACCTGAACCATTACAAGCACGGCCAGCCCGTCGCTACATGGCCTTACCTTACCGCCGAGGGCAACCGCGTCGGCCTGATCTGCCGATTCGACCTCCCCGATGGCTCGAAGGAAGTCCTGCCTATCACCTGGTGCAAACACACCTCAGGCCGCGAGTCATGGCGCTGGAAGTCCTTTGCCAAGCCCCGCCCCCTGTTCAACCTACCAGCCTTATCCAAGGCCGACCCGACCGCATGGGTGCTCATCGTCGAGGGCGAGAAGACCGCTGAGGCCGCCCGCCGTCTGCTCCCCAACCTCTGCGTCACGACCTGGTCAGGTGGCTCTAAGGCAGTCAGCCTTGCCGACTGGTCGCCCCTTGCCGAGCGCCGCGTCCTGTTCTGGCCCGATGCCGACGAGCCGGGTCGCAAGTGTATCGAGCTCATCCGCAAGCAACTGCACAACGTCCGCATCGTCACCCCGCCCGCTAACGTCACCGAGGGCTGGGACTTAGCCGACGCCGAGGCCGAAGGCTGGACCACCGACATGGTCCGTGCTCATATCCGTGGCGAGCCTGTCGCACCTCCCCAGCCGGCGGAAGCACCCCCTCCTCCCGAGGTGCTCGAAGCTCAGGACTACGCCAACCTCGACCCCATCCCGCTGCATGAGCCTGACCCGACTCCCGTCGAGCCGTGGCCGTTCCGCGTCCTTGGACATGACGATGGCGTCTACTTCTACCTGCCAGATTCCAGCCAGCAGATTGTTTCACTGACCGCCAACGACCACAAGCACCTGCCGTTCCTCCGGCTCGCTGGTGCTAACTGGTGGGAGACCCACTTTCCCGGACGCGAAGGCGCAGACTGGAAAGCCGCCGCCAACGCTCTCATCCAAGCCAGCCACCGCGAGGGCATCTTCTCCCCCCGCCGAGTCCGTGGCCGTGGCTGTTGGATTGATGGTGAGCAGGTCCTGTTCCATGCGGGCGACCGACTCCTAATCGGCAACCGCGAGCAGACCATTCCCTCTTGGCACTCGAAGTGGATTTACACCCAAGGCCAGCGCCTCGAAGCCGACCAGGCTGAACCCATCTCGAACGCCGAGGCCGCCCGCCTGATGACTCTCACCGACATGATGAACTGGAAAGAACCCATCTACTCCAAGTTCTTCGCCGGGTGGTGCGTCATCGCTCCGATCTGCGGCGTGCTCGGCTGGCGTCCCCATATCTGGGTCAACGGCCCATCCGGCTCTGGCAAGACCTGGCTGCTTAACAACATCCTCGACCCTCTCGTCGGTCGTCTCGCCCTCTCCGTCCAGTCGGCTACCACCGAGGCGTTCATCCGTCAGCGCCTACGTTCCGATGCTCTCCCTGTCGTGTTCGACGAGGCCGAGTCCGAGGACAAGCGCGGCCAGTTGCGGATGCAGTCCATCCTCGAGCTTGCCCGTGCCGCCTCAGCTGAGACCGGCGCTGGCATCGGCAAAGGCTCTGCCTCAGGCAAGGCCATGGAGTATCAGATCAGGTCCTGCTTTGCTTTCGCTTCCATCGGCGTGGCCGCTAACCAGCGTGCCGACACCTCCCGCATCACCTCGCTCGAACTCCGCAAGGACAACACCGACGGAGGCCGCGAACGCTTCGAGCAGCTGAAAGCCCTTTGGTCCGAGACCATCGCCCGCCCGGCCTATGCCGAGGGCATCCGCGCGCGCTCCCTGGCTAACGCCAAGTGCATCACCGAGAACGCCCTGACCTTCGCCAAGGCCGTCGCCATCAAACTCGGCGACCAGCGTATCGGTGACCAGTTAGGCGCTCTCCTTGCCGGGGCTTTCTCCCTGACCTCGACTAGGGTACTCAGCATCGACGACGCGACCGCTTGGGTCGAGAAGCAGGACTGGCACGGCTTCCTGCCCGACGAAGCCGACCAGGACGAAGTGCGTGCCCTTGCTTGGATGCTCGATAAGTCCATCCGCTTCGAGCAGGGCGACCGCACCTATACCCGATCCATCGGCGAACTGGTCCAGCAGTACTACGGGGTCGAGGTCACTGTCGAGGACGCCGACAACATCCGGGCCAACCTCATGCGCTCGGGCATCAAGCTTGAGGATGACACTGTCACGATCTCCAACCACCACCCCGCCCTCCGTACCCTGTTCATGGACACGTCGTGGGCCGATAAGTGGAAGGACCAGTTTGCACGCGTACCGGGCGCAGAGCATCTGCAAGGGTGCAGGTTCGGGGCTTCGACCCATCGCGCGGTGAGGATTCCGAGGACGGCTTTCCTAGGTTAAGCCTCTGTTGGCATACATCCCGCCTACCTGTGCAAACACTCTAAGTGTCTGCACTGGCAAGGCTTTAGGTTCGCCGAGTCGTGTTTGCAACTTTCCCACGATATAGCCCCCCTTATCCAGTGACCCTACCTTACCCTATCCCTTACCTCTCTCTCTATATATATCTATCTATTTATATTAGTAGTTAGTAGTAGTAGGGGACTAAACGGCTGGTAGACAAGGCTTTAAGGTGTTTGCAACCCCTGCAAACGATTGCCAACACCCGCAAACAAGCCTGCTGGGTTATAGTTTCACTTTGAGCCACTACTCGCCGCATAAATTGATCAGTGGTCGAGACCCAGGACAACATCCCGCCAGAGCATCAACGAGCCGTTGACGCTCACTTCGACTCACTGCCCAAGGCCCAGCAGCGCAAGGCGCGCAAGGCAGGATTCAAACCCTACCGCGAACTGCCACGCTCCGGTGATACAGTCATGGAGCTGAACGAAGCTCGAGCCTGTTGGCGCTTACGCCAGGATGAAGGAGCAGACGCAACTGTCCGGCCTCAGACATTCTCCCGCGCTCATGTGCTCGCCATCCTCTCGGTCATCCTCGACTCGATCGGACGCAAGCGCTGCGCAAAGTTACGCGGCCAAGCCGAGGTCATCCGTATCGGCCTAGGCATAGGCTCTAAGCTTACGATGAAGCAAGTGGGACGACTGCTCGGTTGCTCGCGAGAATCTGCGATGCAGCAGGTGGCATCGTTCAAAGCACGGATGGAGGCCGGTATTCGTGAATATGAGCAAAAGTGAGAAAACAGGGGTAAAGGGGGCTCTAAGGAATCTTTT